GTAACCTAATTTTGCAGGTGTAATTGCACTATCAGAAATTTTAGCTGTAGTAACTGTGCCATCTGCTGGAGCAGTAATTAAACCAACTCCATAATGTAAAATAAAATCGCAAGTAGATGTTCCAGCAACTGCTGTTCCAAAATCTATTGTTGAACCAGATACAGTAAAGTTACCTGCTTGAACGACACCATTAATACTAACTAATAATGTATTTGCAGAACTAGGTGTGAAATTACTTCCACCTTTTTGTAATGTATATGATGAACTACCATCAAAGGTAATGTTATCCAGTACCTCTACATTACTTATTTTATCTGTATCTCTACCTATATATGCCATTTATTAACTCTTAGGGTTATTATCTTTTATACTTTGTATTCTAGTTTTCCAAGCATCAATGTTATGGTAGATTTCATCTAACTGATCTCCCCAAGAACCATAGGCTTGTCGTCTTGCATCATCTACTTGAGCATTAGCTTCAGCAGTATTTGCAGCAGTTTCATAAGATGCTAGTTGTGCGTCAGTTGGTTGTGCAATATTCAAATTCCATTCTTTGATATACGCACCTTGACCATCATCTTGCAACATAACATCATTTAAAAAATCTACTTCGCTAACACCATTAGCTTTGCAGTATTCTTTTATTTTGTTACTTAGTTGTGCCATAGTTTTACCTCCTTAATTTTAAGTTGCTATAAAGTATGCTCCAAAATATGATGATGCTACTCCAGCTGCAATTCTTGTTGAACCAGCATTAAGAGCATTTGCCACAGCATAACATTCAATATAATCAGTTGAACCATTCATATCTAATATTCTTCCAAAGAAATTTGTAGCTTGTTGAAATCTTGCATCTCCATCTATTCTCCATTGACCTTGTGTTGCACCATTTTTATAAATTGCTATTGCTGCTTCAGGTACTTGATTATTTCCAGCAGTAGCTTCAAATTGAAGCATAGCATGAACAAAATATTTTCCAGCAGTTTGTGGAGTAAATCTGTATGTGCTAGTATCAAATGCTGAAGCACTATCATGTATTTCACTATTCATAGTAATTTTAGTCCAAACATTAGTATAACCAATATCTTGATCTCCAGATAATGTTGCTAAAAAATATGGAGTATTACTTTCTCCAGCACCAGTAATCGTACCAGTAAATGCAAAGTCGTCTGCTAGGTTAAGACTTTCAGATTGTATTTTTGTTATTGCCATAATTTATCCTATTCTATAATTTTGTATGCTCCTGCATAACTTCCACCATCAAATCCACCATTAACTCCACCAGTATGGTCAACTCTAGCAAAAAATTCTATGTAGTCAGTTGAACCATTCATATCTATTACTGCACCTGTGTAATTTAAAGTTTGAAAACCATTATTAGGTCTAAAATCTGTTCCTATTGATTTAATTAATTCACTTCCATTTTTATAAATATAACTTCTTAAATTTACTAATTGATTTAAATCATTCGACCGACCTGAAATAGAAAAATAAACAAAATATTTACCAGCAGTAGTTGGAGTAAATCTATAGTTTGTTGAATTATCAAAACAATTATCTGTATCAAAACTTTCTGTATTAAATTGTACTTTTGTTATTACTAAATCAGTTGTTTGTTGTATTGCAGATAAACTAACATGAAAAGCTGGTGTCATTGTTCCACCAGCAGAAGCAAATGTGTTATCTCCTCTTAAAAATGTAGTTGCGTCTTTTGTACCAGTAGCAGATAATTTTGCTAAACTTACTGAACTGTCAGCTAACTGTGCAGTTCCAACAGAACCACTTGGAGGATTTACTGTTTGCACAGCTTTACCTAAAAACACACAGTACATATCATCTGATGCAGATGTAGCACTTGTTAAAGTTAAACTTGTACCAGATGCAGTATAAGCAGTTGTAGGTTCTTGTCTTACAAAGTTTATAAATAATGCTAATTCATTTGCATTAGCTACTGGTTGGTCAAGTGTGTAAGATGTAGTCGCACTTGTAGTGAAGTCTTGCTTAGCAAAACTTGTGTAACTTAATGCTGGTTGATTTCCAATGAAAGGCATTAACTAAAATCTCCTATGTACTTATTGCATCTACTGTTGATACCCAAACATCTAATGATGAAGCTGTATCTGATTGAACATAAATTCTATCACCAGATTGAACTACAAATTTAGCACCACCATCTAATACTTGTAATGCTGATCCACTTGGTATTGGTGCATCTTTAATTAGATAGATGTCGTTAGCACCATCATTAATATATACAGATGCAACTACAGCAGAAGCTGTAACATTTGCAACTGATATACCAACAATAGTATCATAACTATCAAATGCTGCACCACTAGGTATAGCAGTAGCACTTATGCCTACATTGTTGCTTGTATATCTTCTAAAGTTTTGTGCCATATATCTCCTTTATTATAATGCAATCGCCATGGCTATAGCGAATCCATTTGTTGCTAAATTGGAAGTATCAGTAGCTTCAATGTTTGTCCACGCACTTCCATCATAAAATTTCAATCTATTATCAGTAGAATTATAAAATAAATCACCTTCATCTAAAGATGAAACAGGATTTGTACTACCAATTCTATAAATATTTGCAAATGAATTAACAGATGCAATATTACTAGCTACTGTTCCAATATTGTTAGATCCAGATAAATCAGTTGCTACAGTACCTATAGTATTACTACCAGTAAGATCTGTTGCTATTGTTCCAATGTTATTAGAACCAGATAAATCTGATGCAACAGTTCCAATTGTGTTAGATCCACCAAGATCATTAGCAATAGCTGTAATATTTGCATTAGCTCCAGCAACAGTAGAAATATTATTAGTTGGAGATATTTGACCAGCAACTAAAGTTATATTAGCAATATTTGTAGCATTACCAACTGTATTTACATCTGTAATATTATTAGCAACTGTATCAATTTCAGAAACAGCTTCATTTAAATCATCGGCTACAGTTTCTACTTCTGATATAGCTTCATTAAGATCGTTAGCTACTGTTATTACATCAGCAATATTTGTTGCTACCGTATTTACTGAAGCAATATTTGTAGCAACAGTACCAATATCTGTTGCATCATTTGCAACTGCTGTAACATTAGCAGCTATACCACTAACTGTAGTTACATCATTAGCTATTCCTGCAATTGTAATAATATCAGTTATGTCTTGAGCAAACTCTAATCCTGTACCTGCACTATTAACAGATAAAACTTTATTAGCAGATAAGTTTGGAAATGTAATATTAAATGTATTTGAAGTGGTAGCAGCAGCTTTTGGAGAGAATTTTAAATCTCTTTCTAGCTGTTGACACATAGCTATAATTTTATCTAGTTCATCATTTAATGAATTAATTTGAAAAGCACCAGATGTTGGAAAGTCAGTAGATCTAGCAATTGCTAAATCTCTATAAATAGTAATTACATCATTAAGAGTAGCCCCACTCCCCCCTAATGTTATTGATCCACCACCAGAAACTCCTGCTCCAGATACCGAATATTGAGAAGCAGTCGATGGTGATGCATTATAAGTTAATTGTGTAGTTCCATTAAAAACTTTAATATCTGCATTTGTAAAAAATTCAAATGGTACAGAAAAACTTGTTTGACCTGCTGTTGCAGTATATTGAACTCGTGGTTCTGTATCTGAAATAGTAATTGCCATTAATGTAATCCTTTTTGAATATCGTCAAATAACCAATCAAGATACCATACATTTTGAAATGGTATTAACCTACGCACATTTTTTGCAGTGTGATGGTTATATTGATTTCCACCAACATCATACAAGATGTTAAATATATTATAAATTTGTCCTCCAGTTGGGCCAAACATTGTTCCTGCTTTCCATCTATTAGAAGAAGCAAAAGGTTTATTTTCACCTAATGCTGGACTAATTCCAATTCTGTTATCTGTTAATGTTTCAATTGCTTTATTTATATCTGTATAAATACCTGCTAATCCAGATCTATCGAAAGCATTAAGTAATTTAGTTGTTAATGATTGTTTTGAATAATCTCTACCAAATCTAAATTCAGTATAAATTTTATCTATTAACATACCTGATCCCATTAACAATATAGAACCAAATAAAAAATCTAAATCTTTTTCTTGCATACCTCTTAATAACATTCTTTGAGTTGCTGCTATAGCAAATTTTTTAAATTGAGCAAATGTTGAACCTAATTCAGTACTCATCCATAATGGAGTATCTCCTAATCCTGGAGTAACAATTGTTATATTTATATCTTTATTAAGAGCTGCACCAAAAGCATCTACTGCAGCTTCATCTTCCCATTTAGCAGTATTTGCCATAAAATTATGTTTAGTTTTTTCACCATGTTTTTCAAATTGAACAGCTATTCTTCTAGCCATATCTTGATCTATACCAGAAGATGATAATGCTGTTTTCCATTTGTCTGTTAAAGAACCTTTAGTCCATTTAATAGAATCTTCAATAATTCTAGAACCAATAGTAACAGATGCCATTGATTTAGCCATTTCTGTCCATCTTGACATAAGGTTTACATACATAAAATTAAATGCTGATGCTTTTCCAACACTACTTTCTAATTTAGAAGCTAAACCAAACATATCTCCTACATCAGCAAATAACATAGCTCTTTGACCTGTAATCATATCAACAGCTTCACCAAAAGATTGAGCTTCTTTTTTACCCATTTTTAATATTGTTCCACCATCTAAAAAATCAGAAAACATTTCAAACTGTGTTTTAAATCCACGTTTAATTCCAGAAGTCATAATAGTTCTAGCAACATCTGGTATTGCTGCTGCAAATCCAGTTAACATTGTTAATGCATTATAATGTTTAGCTGTTCTCATTGCTACCGAAGACCATGCATGAGGATTAGAAGGTAATCCGTAAGTACCTCTAATTAATTCTATAGAAGCTTCAAGATCACTTAATACTTGATCTCTTTCTTTAATAACTGCAGCTCTTTCTTTAGAACCTCTTTTTAAAGTTGCAAGTTTATAGTTATATTCATTAGCTACTGTCATTAAACCAGGATTAAATCCAGACATTTCTCCATCTTCAATAAATTTAACACCTAATCCATTAGGATCTCCATATTTTCTTGTAATAAGAATATCTGGTATTATTTGTCTTGCATAAGTTTTTTGTAATGCAAATATATCACTCATAATAAATCCAGAATCAAGCAATTCTATTTGAGCTTGTCTATCTAAATTTAATTCTCTTGCTCTTACAGCTCTAGCATATCTTGGTCTATTAAATGCATATCTTTCTGTAAGATCGCCAATAGTTTTTTCAAATCTAACAAATGGAAAATGTCCAGATAAATCTTTAACTAATTGATTTAATTTTGATTCATTAATTAATATACCTGCTCTTTGAAAATGTCCTTTAATAATTTCTTTAAATTTATCAGGATTTTTCTCAATAGCATTTTTAACATAAATAATATTAATATAATCATTAACGCCTCTAGTTTTGACATTTTTTAATCTTTGATTTAATTCATCAATTGTTTTTTCAATTCTAGAAATGTTATATGTTTCTTGTACACCATCAACTTTAGAAGTGTATGTTACAGATGTTTCTCCTTTTTTTTTCATTGATTTTAATTGAGATTCCCAAAATCTTAATTCAGAAATAATAGGCATTTCTCTAATTTTTAATTGTTGTATTTGTTCAAATAATGGGCCATATACATGTTTTTGTGTATGTCTGGCAGCAGCAGCTATTTCTGGTATATCATGAGAAAAACCATTTAATCTAGCTTTAGTTACTTCATGGCTAAATTGATCTAATGATAATCTATCCATTAAACCGGGTTTAGTATCTTTAGATAATTTATTATGTAGTGCTAATCCTAAATTTGTACTAGGAACTTTTTCTACTCCTTGGATTCTTTTAATATAATTAATATATTCATCTTTAACTAATTTATGTGATTCAATTTCTCCAACTCTCATCATACGCATATCAGTTTCAATTGATTTACCACTTGCTTGAAATCCCCATTCTTTAGTATTTTTAAGTTTTAATAATGGTGTATCTAAAAGATCACTAATCATATTTTTGGCAGTTAATGATGTTTTTTGTTTAATTAATCTAAATACAGGATTCCATGGCCCATCTTCTCCAAATATATTTAAATTAGATTTAATAAATCCTTCACCTTCCATTTGTTGTTTTGCTGTAAATTTTTTAGGAGCAACAGGTTTTACATTATATTCATCTATAATTTCTTTACTTAAGACCATAGTGTCTTTTTGAGTAGCAGAAACTTTAGATTTTTCGTCTAATTTAATAACATAATTATCATTTAAATTTCCTAATTTTATATTAGTTTTATTAAAACCAACTATAGTTCCAGTATCACCTTTGTTATTAATAATTACTTTATCTCCTTTATTAAAAATTGTTCCAGAAGGGGCTTTTGCAGCTCCTACTGTACTTGGTGTAGGATCTGTTTTATTAGGATTAACAAATGTACCATCAATAGCAATATCAGATTCTTTAACAGTTTGATTACCAATCCATTTATCATCTAATTCTTTTAAATTTTTTTGTACTTTAATTGAAGTTGGACTTGATAATTTATTTAATATAAAAGGTACTGTATAACCATATGCTGCAACACCAGCAACATAACTATCATCTCTCATTGGATCTAAATTTTGTTTAATTAATTCTTCAGCTAACATTGCGCTACCAACTACTTTTGCAACATTTCCTAATTTTGTAAAAAATAATAATGAAGAAGGATCTATTACAGCTCCTGTTATTCTACCTAAATAATACCAAGGAGATGCATAATTAGTATCTTGATGTGCTTGTAATTTTTTTAAAATAGCACTTGTTTCAGCAGTGCTTTGACTAAAATAAAAATGATGCATAAAATCATCATATCCTTTTAATTGAGGATCTTGTGATGGATTATAATTTTCTTCTATTGGAAAATCAGAATTATCAAATAATTTTTGTGCTGCCATTGCAGTAAGACTTTCATCTTTAAAACCATCCCATGCATCAGTAAGAGGATTGTATTCTATTATTTTTTTTTCTTTTTCTTTTACATCTGAAACTGTAATTGGTTGAGGAAAAAATGTAGCCATTACAATTTACCTAATTCACCATTGTAAGAATTTATAGCTTCGTTAATACCTTGAAAAATTACAGAATTTACATATTCATTTTTTTGTCCAAATTTTTCTAAAAAATAATCTTTACCCATTTCATGTTGTACAATAAACTTCATTAATTTATGAAGTTCATTACTGTTCATAATATTGACTGTATCATTACGATCATAATTAGTTTTAGATTCTAAAGCATCAATATATGATTTACTATTTTGTGCATACATATTAAATATTTCTTCAAATGTAGGCTCTGATCCATATCTTTTATCTACAATATTTAAATTAGAAGTTAATGTTGAATGATTAATAATTGTTTTAACAGAAGCTCTAATACTATCTTTTGGATGAGCAAATACAGCAAATTTTCTATCACCTCTTATATAGTTTAAAGGTATTTCACCATCCCAACCTGCAGACGATACTGCTGTCCAGTTATTAGTTCTATGTGTTACTCTTAATTCTTCATTTTGATAATTATCTAATGCCCATTGTTTAAAATTTAAACTCATTGCATTTTCACTCATAACTGTTTTTTCAGGTGGTAATAAAGATTCATTTACTTTTTCTTTGTCTGATAAATCTCTATTTAAATTAATTTTTTTTTGATAAGATAAATTTTCATTTGCAGTATTAGCTGCCATTTGTAATTCTGTTCTTATTTCTCTAAGATCACCATCAAAACCTAAAGTTTTAGCTATCCAAGCAAATGGTCTTATTTCTGCAGGTA